CTTGAAGAAACAATATAATCAGATCCTGATATATCATAACCAGAAGATATTCTGTCATTAACAGAATTTATCGTTACGTTATTAGTATCTAGTTGAATATAAAGATCCTGTAATCCGATGATATCATTAGAATATGGGATAGCAGAAATTTCAATAAGTGGAAACTGTCTGTTGATACTTGTAGATAAAATATTGATTGGATTTAATTTAATTTCGCCCTTAATATAATCAATCGTTCCGATATTTCTTCTTACAACTACAGCTTCGGTAGGCGAATTTAGTCTAATAAGATTAATTATTCCAGTTTCTAAACTATTATCAGCAGCATCTGCAAGGTAAACAGTGCCTGCAACACCACTAACTTGGAAACCAGATGACTTAATATTGTATCCAATTTTACCATTATGTGTTCCATGTCCATGATTTGCAATGTGGAAGCGATTTCCAAAGCAAATTTCATATTCAGCGAAGGCATTAAGAGCAGCTCTTAAGTCTCTCCTCATCTGAATTGTTGTGATGTTAGATGTAATGGCAGAATTACTGCTATCAATAATATTCAGGAACTTACTATACTTGAATCTTGCACCAAACTTATTGAGTTCAGTTGAATCTGCATATCTTTCAATATTATTTGATACAATTGTTCTGACTTGATCTCCACTGTTTGCATCATTTGTATTATAATATACATTCACAAGTGCTTCGATGTAGAGATACTTAAGATCAGTAATTTCTAAATCAATACCACCCACAGAGTATTTTTTAATTTCTCTCTTAATATTATCTTTTACCAGGTTAGAAAGATATGCACCGTTGATTGGTTTAATACTCGCAAATACTTTTCCAAATTGTGGGGGATTTAATTCTTCACCACCAAAAACAGAAACAGATTCAGTCTCTGGATAAACTTTGGGAATGATATATTCGTAATCAGTTGATGTAACGGCTCTATTCTGCGATGCGTATGTTTGAGTCGCATACTTTTTAATAGATTCAACACTCTCAATATCACCACCAGCAAAAGAAGGTGTGTTTACAGTAATACGAGAAATACCAGCATTGATTGCAACATTATCTCTTGATGTGGTTAATTTACCATTGAATGATAAATCCGACACACCATTAGCATTACTTCCATTATTAACAAGGTATGCTACTTCTAAAAAGTTTGGTTCTTGTAATGCACGTCCAAATATACCATCACCAAATATTAGTTCATATCTCTCATCTTCAATCTCATGTACCCAATATACAGGAGACTCACTAGTAACTTCAAATAAACTATCCGATCTACGATATCTTCTCTTTACAGATGAAAGTTGAGATGGTTTCCACATTACATTGATTGTAGAAACATCAATGTTTGAATTAGGTAAGATGTATCTTTGATTAGGATCAAAAGTATTGTATGTAAACTCAGCAGTTACATATGTTCCTTCATATACATCAATATTACTAAAGGTAGCAATGTCATCTACAACAGGAACTGTGATATCCTCCATAATGGAGAATGTATAACTCTCTGTACCAAAAGATTGTGATGTTGCTACAATCCCCTTATTCAGTGTAATCGTCTGGGGTTTTACGCTATAGTTAGCGGTATTAACAATAAAAGATATATTAGCTCTTGCTGACTTACTAGAGCGAGGAGTATATCCTATATTCCTCGCCAGAGACACCACATTCTCCCTGAGAGTGGCGGAATCAATGAATACCTCATTAGATACCATATTGGCATTATATGAGGTTATATACGTATTATACGCTAACGCATCAACAATTGTTGAAAGATTAGATCCTTCAAAATCGTAATCAGTGAAATTAGAATTAGATCGCAGATAATCAGTGATCGACTGCTTGATCTGATCGAAATCTAAATTGGCAAAGTTGACTAGTGCCATTATCGTGTCTGTTGTAATGCGAATGATAATTGTTGAGGAGTTGCCTCTATCCCAACAATGTCATAACGAATAGAGATATCATATTCACCTGCATCAAAGTTTGGTTGTACTACCACTTGACGCAATCTAACTCTAGGTTCAAAGTTATTAATTGTGTTCTCGATCTGCTCCTTTAATGCTTCAGTTGTAATATCATCAATGGGATCAAATAATAAACGACTCACTTGTGATCCTAATTCAGGATTAAAGGGACGTTCACCAGGAGCAGTAAGGATTAAATTACGTATAGAACGTGCAATTGCAGTTTCATTTTTATTTGCAATCAAATCATAGGTAAGCGGACTTACCTTAAAGGACATCGAAATGTCCTTAAATGATTTACTGGCACGTTCTACTGGCACCCTATCTACAAGCGATTATGCTTTATTTATCTCGTTCCTGAGCAGTTTTCCAGAAGTAACTTTCTTGATCACCAAGTCCCATTCTGTCGTATCCATTCTCAACTTGATAATACTCAGTTGATACCTTAAAGTCTGGAATCTTTGGTTTCTCTGGTGTCAAACTATTATCATAGATTCGTGTTCTATTATTTGGATACAAACAATACTGTCCATTAACAAGTTCGATCAAATTATGACTCTTGTGTTCTGCTGGATTCTCTGATGTTGCATAGTCAATGACATCAGGATCTTGATGATAATTATCAATCGTACAAATATATGTTCCTTTCATTGTACCATGATCTCTTGTATAGACTTCATAATCCATACTACCAATAAACTGTTTCTGAACAGCCACCACACCGTAATCCATACAATTCCAAAACTGTAGGTTCTGTAAACTCATATCAGGATCAGGTTTCTTTGGTTCTGAAAGAAAGGCACTGATTGGTAACTTATCATACATTGCTGCATACTCAGGTAAATATGTCTCAAAATAAAAAGCGCGTCCAGGAATCGACTTAGCCGATACCCAAACGCCCTTTACATATTCACCCCACCCACTTTGATGATCAGTAAGGTATTCTTTCCTTACCCAAACTTCAACCGAAGGGAGGTTGCAAATTAGTGCTGCCATAACGTAACATAGTCGTTACGTCTATTTACCCTGCCCCCGATATGCTTTGCGCTTACCGTTACGAGAAGTCGCCGCGTACTTGGTGTGCTTCCCGTCTCCTTGACGAGTTTTCTTGGGGGTGCCGGGCATAAACCCGTCCTTAACAACCCCGACTTTAGAACGAACTGCCATAATAATCTCCTATCAGATAACGCGAGTTTTTTCGTGGCCAACACGGATACGAGGGTCGCACCAGATTTCATATCCTGCTTCAATAGCATCCAGACAGAATGACACGTCCTCACCACACATGTCCTGAACCGCACCGCTTTCAAAGACTTGCATCTTAGGAGCAAACCATGGATACTTCATCTCAGTGTTCTCAAAGACACCGTTCTGAATCATTACCCATCCAAAACCTGTGTAGTCAACAGTGAATGGTTTCTTACGCTTGGAAATCGATTCGACAGTTTCATGATTCATCACACCACCATTCTTTCGGAAGTCATCTTCTTCCAACCAGTGTGCAACGGATGTAGTCTGTCCATCTTCTGTGGAATACCATCCAGCAGTGATAGGTTTCTCTTCACCCTCAGCATTCAATGCCAAGTCACACAACTGCCAGAACTTTTCAGTGTTAAAGACAATATCACTGTCAATCCACAGTTGATAATCATACTCCAGTTTGCCGTCCCAAGGAATCTGATCAGGGCCACGCAATACATTAGCACCCAAACACTTGCAACGTGCAAAGTTAACCATAGAAGAGTAATCCTGACTGATCTGGATACTCATCCCGTTCTGTACCATGTCAAAGCACAGTTGTACAAAGTTCTTTAGAAACGTGAATGAACATCCACGTCCAGGGAGGCAGAAGACAATCTTCTTACCTTTCATTCGCCCCTTAATCGCCTCAATGTCCCATTCAGGTGCTTTCGCTTTCTTTGGTGGAACAGTCTTAACAGTAAATCCTTTTGCCATGAGTTGGAATAAACTTCAGTTCAATTATAGTTCAGTGATATGTAGTTGTCAATATGATGGAGTTCCGTTCGGTTCTCCGAATCCTTCGTTTAATAGTTGTACAGTTTCGTATGAGAGATCCTCCGCTGCATAGTCTGTTTTCATCAATCCTACCATACCTTGAAGTTGCTGCCAGGTGTCTTGGAATTGTTGCTCAGTTAAACTATGATACAAACATTCACCCTTAGCATAGATGTGATAAATCTTACTCATACAATTTTTTCCTCCGAAAATTTTTTTGTCCTCACTTAATTTACAAGTGCCTTATATATCCACACAAGAAAAAACCCTACCAGAATTCCAAGGGGGCGGATGAATTTTCCAGGATATCGTATTAACCATCCTGCAAAAACCACTCTCCAGAAATTCCAATAGGGCTGATTTTTCATGGCAAAAATTTTTTTACTCAACGCTTCTTTCGATTACCATTCGCTTTAGCGTAAGTCTTTACTCCTTTACACCTCTTGTCAGGGCGACTTTTGTTCCCTTTGTGAATCCAAGCCATAATAAAAAATACCTCAAAAATTTTTTTTAAGTTAGCGAAATCACTCTCGCGTTTTGTCACCTCTGTAGGTTAGGGTAGTTAGGCATTTTTATAAACGCATCGCCGCCCGCCACCAACACGCAACGCCGCAAATAACTGCTGTGTCACGCATAAGAATTCTACAGCACTTTTAGGGAACTGTCAACACTGTCCCCCCACGTATTACCAACTGACGGGATTACTCAAGTCTTCGACGTAGGCTTCACAATGCTCTGAACCTTCCAACTTGAATAACTCATCCCAATCAATCTGATGCGGGTTGAAGTCACTCAGCACGTCTAAATCCAACGTGATTCTGTAACGCTGCTTCTGCGCCTGACTGTAAGAAACTGACATAAGACTGTCCCCGTTGGTGATACTTAAAGAGTATAGACTGTCTGAGAATTATTGTCAACCACGCCACGCATATTTATAAGCAAGACTGATAAAATCACGAAGTTCTGTTTCGGAAATTTTATCAGTGGGGTGGTTGACATTTTCTCGGAGAGGTGATAGAATGGACGCCAAGATCACAAGACTTGAGCACATTTAGAGAGACACAAATTACAAGGACTCGACACATTTAATAAGGTATTATTGGGTAGTATCCAGAGAACTATTCTCAACAAGATAAAACAGCGGGGTATATTTATTAAGGCATTTAGAAACGTTTTTTAATACATTTAAGCATAAAACATAGGTAGAATTACTTACATTTTACCTAATCACATAGCAGATGGGGGAAGTTGTATTCTGCCTCTGATTTCATCTCTTCAAGTGTATATTCCTCAAACATATCAACCATGAAATCATACAACAACTCGGTACGATCTTCAGGTGCCATAGTATCAATCATTGCTTCAACATAGTCACCGATTAGTTGCTCTCTGTTCATGATAATTTTGGAGGATTGCATCAGTTTTCAAGCAGGTGTGGGTAATACTCTTCTACCTCTTCTTTCACTTCTTCGATGGTATAATCCTTATAAGAATCAGTCATGAAATCATGTAACACAGCAAGACAATCTTTTAGATCCATACCATCAATAACCTCGGTAACATAGTCATTGATTAGTTGATCTTTGTCCATAATGTTTGAAGAGGTTTGCATTAGTTTGGAGTAGGTAAAATTAGAGAGAAAAGACACAATCAGCACATAAGTGGCATATACTCAGAACGAGGCATTTTCTCTGTATTAAAGTCAGTAACTGTTGCACCCTTAG